ACCTCACTCGTTCGTTTCTTGGCTGGCTTGTTCTTTGTCCAGCCCTTTAATTTCAAACGCGCTACATCCGAGGGATGCACTTCGGCTTCGCCGCCGTTTTTATGGTAAAGCTTCACATTATTGGCACTCACAACAGAACCTCCGGCGCGCCTTCACGCGTGTTATATTTCATTTCATAAACCATTTCGGCAGAGGCGATTGCTTCGCCACCTTTGCCATCAAATTCAATGTTGGTTTCAACCAGGACAGCGCTTTTTACTTCCAAGCCAGCAGGGAAGCTGTCCATCTTTGCCTCAACCTCTGCGCACACCTGATCAACCAGGTCATCCACATCGGCATGTTTTCCAACCACTACGGCCTCAACCACAAAACGCGGCTCACGCAGCTGCAATCCATCCATGGTTACTGTTTCGGAATCATCAGAGGGAATAGAGATCCGCAGTGCGGCTGTAGTCCCTTTTGGCAGCGGATGCATGCGTGAGCCAAAGACATTGCTGCCAGTTGCAGGCAAGCCAGTCAGATACGCCACATAGGCATCACGAATCTGGGTGCGAGCGTGGGCCATCAGGAACTAGCCAGCTCAAGATAGGCGAAGCCAGTGCCGTCAGGCTTTGGTTCACCAATAACTGTGCCGGTGAAAGCTTCATTGAAGTCACCAGCGTGGATATCGATAGATGTGCCATGCGACACACCCACCAAATCCGAGGATTGAGCCTGGGCAACTGGATTGGAAGATTCCACATCCAGCTGCGCCATATACTCATTGTCGAAGATCACGCGAACAGGGTTGCCGCCGATAGTGGCGACCACTCCGAAGTCAGCGAAATACGCTGTGCGATCTTCGATTGCCATCAGGAATTCGCCTTCTGATATTCAGCCCACAGCACATTGCGCTGTGCGGAAGATAAGCTATCCAGCCCTAGAGCCTTCAGAGCATTCACATCAGGTGACTTGTTGCCTGTCCAGTGTGATTCATCATCACGATCAAGCCGATCAACCGCAGCCGCAAACGCCTCTGCTGATACAATATCATCAGTACTGGCATCTTCAGCACGCTTCAACTTAATCAAAGTACGCGCATCCTTTTCACTCACTTCAGCAGGCACTTTGTAGGTTTTACCCTTTGATAAGGACTCACCAGATGCGCCGCAATTAAACAGTGCTCTGATGCAGGTGATTAATACTTTCTTAGCCATATCAATTACCTCAAGTAGTGATTGCGTCAGTCATTGCAGCGAAGGATCCAGCATGGCGAATAGCCACATCAACATCCTGTAAAACCACAATACGAACAGCACCAGAAGTGGATTTTGAATAAGGATCAACAGTCAGATCCAGCGCGCCCCACATACCAATCAGCATGTCGTTGAAGTTACCAAACACGATGGAAGACAAATCGATGCCAGTACCTTTGGTGCCATTGGACGGGACAGCATTGGTCATTGCGGCGACATAACCATTCAGGGGAGAATCAGGAGACTTGCGATCCCAGACCTTTTCACCGGAACCAGGATCAATCAGCGTTTTCTTCAACTTACCGCGAGTGGTCGCATTAACCAGGTAGGCCATCTGCCCAATAGCTGCATTGGCAACAGAAACCGCACTCTCCAGATCAATAATATTATTATCAGTTGGCGCAGCACCGTTGGTTCCACCAGCAACAGAGCCAATACCTGTGGTGTTCAGAATACCCGTTGGGTCATCACCACCTGCAACGCCATTGATAGCAGCCTGCTCAATAGCCAGACCAAGAACCTGAGCCAAATCACCCTGAACAAGGTTCTCAACATCAATGCTGGACTGCTTCAGCGTTTTGCGGCTAATGTCAGTAAAAGCACCAACTGTATGTGGAGTCATCGCAATCTGATCAAGTGTCTGATCTGATTCAGCTGGAGCACCTGACTCACCAAGCCAGTAAGATGTAGCTCCACCAGTTTGACGTGGAATAGCCATATCACCAACAAGACCAGCCAGTGTACGAACACCCAAACCAGACAACACCATGGCATGACGCAGCATATCGATGAAATCACCACCACGAAGGTCAGTATCAACCAGGTTGTTGGCAGTCCCTGCACCAACTGTCAGTTCACGGGTAAGCACTTCATTAGGAATAAGAATACCCTGAGCCGTACGACCCTGAACCTTCTCAACAGCACGAGAACATTCAAACTCAAATGCTGCGGCATCCAGAGCCCGTCTATCATTTGGGTGAGCCAGCGCATTCATGGCACGCAGGAATGAAAACTTACGGGCATCTTGCTTGCCTAAGCCAATATCAGCAGACGGCGTCGGCTGAGTAGATGCCTTTTTAAGCAAGGCTGATTTCATATCATCGACGGATTTGCCGTCACGAATGAATGAACGAGCCATTTCATTGCCACCATATTTTT